CGGAGGGACTAAGTAATGGCCTTTGATACCAACATCAACCAATTCAAGCAGGGCGTAGCGATCGGTGACCTGGACTTGAACTACTTCGGGGGCGAGTCCCGCATTTCCTGCCGGTACAATCCCGAAGCGACGAGCACCGACCGTCTCAAGGCTGGCGAGTCCGTGCTTCTCAAGGATCTCGGAGCGGACGACGTCGCGGGACCGCCCATCATCGACAAGCGCGGTACGGAACTCGTGACCATCTTCGGCACAGTCGTGCGTTCGCTCAAGCAGTCCGAGTTCGCCCCCGGAGACATCGTGGAAATCGCAGTCTCTGGCGCGTGCATGTTCCTCAAGGCGTCCGGTGCTCTGTCCCGTGGCGTGGCGGTTACCCCGGTGCTCGCGACCGTGGGAAGCGTCAAGGCTGTTTCTACCAAGACTCACTACGGGATCACGCTCGACAAAATCGCAGACGCGGGGATCGGCCGTGTACTCATCCAGGCTGACGGCGTGGCCGTCGGATCGGCGTAAGGAGGCCGTAAGATGAAAATCAAACGGGGTATGACCCTTCTCAACGCTTCCGGCGATATCGATATCTCTTCCACGGGGTCCCGGTACGCTATAGACACGATGACCTACATCCGGGCGCAGGTCATCAAGCAAAAGTTTTTCGAGCTTTCCATCGCAGACTACATCCCCGTGGACGTAGGTGAAGCCGCGTGGAAATCCCAAGTTGTACAGAACCTTGAGTTCCTGGAGGGTGGTTCGTTCAAGGACGGATTCGTCAACCAGGGAAACAGCCGCCGCGCGCAGGTAAGCGCGGCACTCGGTCAGTTGGCCATGCCTACCATGACGTGGACCAAGAAGGCCGGGTGGACCATCGCGGAAATCGAGGAATCGGCCAACGTGGGCAACTGGGATGTGGTCGAGGCAAAGCTTCGGAGCCTCAAGAAGAACTGGGATCTCGGCATCCAGGAGGGGGCCTTCACCGGCTTTACCCCTGAGCTTACCGGGTTCCTGAACAACGCCACGGTCAACATCAACACGACCCTAATCGCTGAAGCGATCAGCGCCATGGACGCGACCGAGTTCCAGACGTTCCTCGCGGGACTTCTCCCCGCGTACTACGCCAACTCGAATAGCACCGTGCTCCCGGACACCTTCACCATTCCGACGGACGACTATCTCGGCCTCGGCGTCGCGGCTTCTCCGACGTACCCGAACATTTCCAAGCTGGAATACCTCGGGAACTTCCTCAAGAAGATGACCGCGAACGAAGGTTTCCAGATCAAGCCGCTGACCTACGCCCAGGCCGCGCTCAACCCCGACGCGAAGGACCGATACGCTCTGTACCGGAACGACCCCGAGGTTATGAAGCTGTCCATCCCCGTCGACCTGACGATGAATCAGGCGTACACGGTGAACGGCTTCGATTTCGAGCAGCTCGCCTATGGCCAGATTTCCGGCGTCCTCATCACGAGGCCGAGGGAAGTCCTCTACATCGACAAGACGGCGACGACCTAATCGACAGGACATAACGTCGAGGGCTCCGCAGAAATGTGGGGCCTTTTTTATTTCACGGTTTAAGGTTATGATAGATATATGAACATAGACGAATTAGTTACCGCCGTCTTGTTTACGTACAACACGCCTGATTTTACAAAATCATGTATAGCATCATTTCGGCGGTGGTTCAAAGGCGAAGTCGTATTGTTCAATGGGTCTTCCAGTTCTGGCATATTGGATATACCCGATGTTACTATAATAAATCGTCCGGGTTCGGAATGGATTGAAAGAATCAACTTGCTTCCGAAATATGTTAAAACCAAATACGCTTTATTGATGGACACGGATACCAAAATGACAAGAAACTGCATACCCGAAATAGTTGAACTTTTAGAATCAGACGAAAAGATAGGCATGACCGCTGCGTATGCTTGCAAGTCAGTTGACAAAGAAAGACACCAAATGGCGTTTTCTACTGTTTTCAACGGGCATATGGAAGTTGAAGGATTTATAGGATGGTTTTCTCTTATAAGGGTTCAGGCTTTCATTGACGCCGAAGGATTGAAAGTAGAAAAATATTATGATGAACCAGACGAAATACTAAAACACGGTTCGCGCCTTGATCTTACCTTTTGTAAAAGAATGATTGATAAGGGATGGAAGCTTATTACCCCGTCAAAAAGCCTAGACGTTATACATTGGCTTCATGCTTCTGGTGGATTCGATGACTCTGTTTTTTCTGAATGGTGTAGAAACAATTCAGACCACAGAAAATGCGACCCTTTGAATAACTGGGAATCAATAGATTGGTCAAAGAAATACTAATCCTTGGGAACGGCATATCACGACTACCCTTTGACATGGACATCCGAAAATGGCCCGGCACATTGTGGGGATGCAATCGCGTATACCTGGATTTCGGTAAAGAGATTCACGGGCTTTACGGTCATTGTGAAGTAATGAGGGAAGCAGAGAGATACCGAGACGCCCACGGACTACACTTTGAAATACTAGGAACCTCTGAAAACCCCTTCATTTGTCGCGACCTGTTCCGAAAAGACACGGGAACAACCTTAGTCTCCGAAGCCCTTACGCGCGGTATGCGTGTCAATGTGGTCGGTTTTGATCTTGGGGGCCTGGACATCTATTCCCCCGGTCACGAAAAGAAAAATAAAACTACATGGGTCAATCGGTGGCGATTAATCCTTCGGGAGTTTGGGCCGGATAACGTCATATTCTGGGGATACGATCATAAACCGTTTTTGCTCAGTCACCGGAACCCCTCAGAGTACGCCCGCGAGTACATGCACGGGAAACCTCATATAGACAATGACCAGTATGACCGGATAACGAAAGCATGGGCTAATGACTATTCCCGCGTATATGGCCTCATCCCGCATGTGTTGCTTAGGAATATTGGTCAACGGGTATGGCATTTCTCAGAATGTAAAACCGTGATAGACTCAGGGAACGCTGAAAGCATGCCGGAATGTGTCGCGGAGAAATACGCGCAACTGTACCCAAGTGACTTTAGAATAGAACCGTTGCCAAAAGAGGCGAGCGGAAGTATGATTAAGGTGGAGGGATAGGAATGGCAAAAATCACCGTATACAACAAGGGAAAGCGGACCTGGAGCCCGAAACAGGTAAAGGGCCTTGAGATTGACCTTGAGCCTCAGGGAAGCGCGGAAATGGACGAAGCCCTCGGCCGTCGCTTCGCCATGAACTACCCCCGAGATATCACGACCAACGGCGTACCCGTCGTGTCCTCCTCGGATATTTCCCGGCGCGAGCAGTCCGTAAACGACCGCGAGGCAAACCTCAAGGCGTGGGAAGCTACGCTGAAAGAGCGTGAGGCAAAGCTCTCGAAACCGCTGACCGATAGCCTTGTTGATGCCGGTGAATACCTGGACGGCAAGCCGCCCCGGAGTCTCGGGGAAATCGTTTCCGACATCATGCCCTATCTTTCGGAAGAGGCTCAAGCCTATCTCTCCGAGGATAACAGCGCATGGGTGGATGGCGAAGTCCCCCCGGACATCGTCATCGAGCAACTTCCTGACACCGGAGACGCGCCGCCCGACGCCATGCCGAAACGACGGGGCCGCAAGCCGAAGGCCGCGCAGTAAATGGCCCGTGACGTTGCCGCGTTCAAGTCCTTATTCTCCCGTGGTCAATTCGACTACGGGGCAACGGTCCCAGCTATCCGCGATGAAGACATAACCGCGTCGATGGTTGAAGCGTCGGCCGTGTTTAACGAGGAGCTTTACCCTACCGTGGCGGCGGCGGACCTTGCGTATCTTTACCTGTCCGCTCATTTCCTCGCGTGTGATACCGACGCGGCAGATTCGGGCGGGCAGGTACGATTGCTTCAAAACAGCCGAAGCGCTGACGGACTTTCCGAATCGGTGGACATCCCCGAATGGATGAAGTCCGGGGAGTTTTCTTTTTACGCGACCACGTACTACGGCCAAAAGTGGCTTATCCTATCTAAGCCCTACCTTGACGGCGTGGTACTGGTAATCGAAGGGGCGACTCTTCCGTGAGCTTCACTATCCGCAACGGGCAATCCGAAGTTAAGGGCGATTTCTCAAAACTCGAAAAGATCGTCGCGGCGTTAGGTAGGAAGCATTCAGTAAAGATCGGCGTATTCAGTGACGCGAAAACAGCGGAAGGTGAAAGCGTGGCTGACTACGGGGCCAAAAACGAGTTCGGAGTAGTGACCAAAAAGATACCCGAGCGATCATTTATACGCATGCCCCTTGAAACGAAAGCATCCAAGATATCCGATGACGTTGGAAGACGGGCGAAGCAACACATAGCAGACGGTGATGTGAAAGCCATATTCGAAGATATCGGATTCGCGGGGGAAGCGGCCATACAAGAGGCTTTCGATACTCGCGGTTTTGGCACCTGGAAAGAAAACGCCCAGATGACCATCGAGCTAAAGGGAAGCGATGCGCCATTGATCGATGATGGAACGCTCCGGAAGTCGATTACCCACAAGGTCGAGTGATGGGAATCCCTAACCTTTCCGGCGCCCTTCGTGGCTGGACCAAAAAGACAGCAGTGCTACTCGTCACGAAAACTATTGTCAATTCGAAGGTCATACAGACGGCGACCGAAGTAACGCTAGACATGAACCTACAGCCGCTTGAACCTGAAAAGGTAAACCGCAAGCCGGAAGAGCAACGCGCATGGAAATGGTTTTCACTTCTTACCCGAAAGTTATCGACCACGCTTAATATCGATAATGTTGTTATAATCAAGGGCATCCGGTATCGCGTGGAGTCGGTCCAGAATTGGGAGGATGCCGGGTTTCGTCGCTACGAGTGCGTGGAGGATTATCAGGATTTCGGACCGCTTTATTTCATCGCCTACGAAGGGAACGAGTCCACAAGCGGTACCGCTCCCAGGGTCAAGACGTATTACGAAGAAGACGCCGAGATTCCGGTATTAGGGAATACCGGTTCTTACGCGAAAACCGGCTACACCTTCACCGGATGGAATACCAAGGATGACGGATACGGGACCGCGTACGATGACACCGACGAAATAACGATGACCGAAAGCGTGACACTGTACGCTCAATGGGAGGCGTTGCCGTGAGTATTATTCACATTCAATGCTGCAAGATGTGCGGTGGAGACGCAGAGTACAGAGAGAAATATCATCGTAGGCATAACGGAGGATTATTTATCATAAAGTGTACACAGTGCGGCGCAAACGTCATGAGGCACAATATCAATGTAGCCGTTACAGACTGGAATAACGGGAAGCGCCGATGAACTCCGTAGAAGTCGGCGAAATGCTCGGAGCAATCATTCGCGTGTACATGGGATTGACCACTGACCGCGTGGTATTGGCTGACGAGACTTTTGACGCGCCGAAGGATAAGGGGATATACGTCACGCTTGCCCCAGGTGATTCTAAGCTTCTTGCAGTAAAATCAGAATATTTACCATCAATAAACAAAGAAAGGATGTGCACGGTTTATCACTTGCCATACAACATTGAAATTATGTCCAGGGATGACACGGCAAAAGAACGAAATCAAGAAGTTGTTATGGCCCTCAATTCTATTTCCGCCCAAATGACCATGGAAGCGAACAATTGCCGAATATTCCGAACCGGTGCTATACTCAACCTGACGGCAATTGAAGGGGTGGCGGCATTGAAAAGATACCGCGTGCCCGTTATAGTCTCAAACGTGGAAACAAAGGATTCAACGCCGAGCGTGATTGACAAGTTCACGCCGGTTACTATCAAGGCGGAGGCATAAGACATGGCTCAACTGGATATCAATAACGTAATCCAGGTGACTCTCTTATCGGCGCTTCGGGGACTCTCGGACGTGAATACCTCCGTGCTTGCCCTGATTACCGACGAGGAGCCGATACCGGCAGATTACGGGACCTATCAGATTTACCGGAACCCGACCGGAGTCGCGGACGATTTCGGTATCGACTCCGAAACGTACCGGCTTTCGGTCAAGGCGTTTTCGCAGTCTCCGAACATGCTTTCCGGTGGCGGGTATCTGGTCATCATCCCCCGCGACCAGACGGCCGCAGCGGTGGCGGCGACCATCCTGGGAACGAATGCGGTTGACCTTACGAAGTTGACCGGTACCGCCTACGAACTCCGGGCGGCGGTTGACGGCGGCGCGGCGGCGGACCTGACCATCGGGTCAATCGATTCGTACAGCCTGGAAACCGCCGAGTCATCCCTCAATTCTTACGAACTGGAAACGGCGGGCCTTGTA